TGACGTAGATATTATCCCTGTACCGGCACTTAAACTAGACCCAGTTATAGCTCCTCCGTTTATTGCTCCTGACGTAGATATTATCCCTGTACCGGCACTTAAACTAGTTCCAGTTATAGCTCCTGCTGTTGTTATTGTTGCAGTTGTTGTTGGTGTTGCATTTTGAATAGTTAATAACCTCGATTTAACTTCACCAGTTGTAGATATTAAACCAACACCAGCACTTAAACTAGTTCCAGTTATAGCTCCACCGTTAATTGCTCCTGATGTAGTTAAATCAGTTATTATTGTAGGGGTTCCTGATACATTGGATATTAAATTTTTATTAACATTATCATAATTTGTGTAATTTGTGATAACTGCGGCTGGTGTTGTCCATTGCATTTCTTTATTGTTTGTATTAGTTAAAGTTAATACGGAATTAATTAATCCAGTATTTTGGTTAATTGGTTTTTTAAGATATGTATTATTCGCTTCATATTCTGTAATATTATTATCTATTTCATTGTCATAGAAAGCGGGGTTAAAAATTAGATTTGAAAAATCATAATCAGGTTTAGCTTTTTCTGTCATATATTATATTATATAAAATAATTATTTTAATATTTTATTTAATATATTTAACCTATTCTAACAAGCCTTAAAGTCGCTTTTATATACGGAACAGTCGTTGATGCGTTGTGTACTATTCTATAATTCAGATATACATTAGATGGACCACCAAGAACAATAGTACCGCAATTTGAAAATTTTTGTGTATATTCATCAATCGGATTCGATACGTCAACGTGCTCTGAATTCGTCTTAAATAATGATGATAATTCACCCCCAATAATATTAAACGTATTGAAATTATTTGCAGTGGTTGATAAAATGAATTTTTGCATCGTAAAAACTGTATGCGCGACTGTAATTCGATAATTTATTTGATATTGGAATATATATATACCCTCTGGAACACTTAAAAAATTAACAAGTGATGTAGCCGCTGAAACACTATTTACTATAGTCGCTTCACTAGACGAGACGCTAGAATAACTACCAATTTTATCGAACGAGTTACCTAATTCAGTTACAATATTAGTATAACCGATTTTTAAAGGACGATTAATATTAATAGAAGACGGAACCGTAGTATCGCCTACATTTATTATTTTTGAATTTAAATTTAATGTTTGATTATTTGTTGTTGCATTACCAATATTGACTATATTTGTAGCTGTAGAAGAATCAGTTTGTATATTAAGTGTATTTGTATCAATAACACTCTCTATTGAATTTGTTTTTATTCCTCCTGTAAATGTTTCTAATGCTGTAGCTGTATCTTGTTCTGTTTTTATAAGATATCTAGCATCACATTCTTTTTTAGTTAATATTGAGCTAATGTCTTCAAAAAAATCTGGGTTGAAATTAACAATATCTAGGAATGTCGGTGGGGGTGCTGTTGTCATATATATATATATTAATATATAAATTAATTATTCGTATATAAATAATTTATATTAATTTAAAAAAAATCTTACTTATATTATATGTCCTATACGCTAGTTTTGAATTCCAAAAACGTTATTAATAATGGTAATAATAATATTTTTCAATACCAATTTTTAAATGGTTTTAGAATAGAAGATAATGCAGAAATTTGTGTGTCATCTGTTCAAGTTCCTTATAGTTGGTATAATGTTTCTTATTTTTACCAGAATACGAAATTTAATTTAATATTTCCATCATCAGGATCAACTAATACACTTAATGTAACTATCCCAGACGGTTTTTATACCGTTCCACAATTACAATCTTATATAGAAAAAGTTTGTATAGATAATAATTATTATTTAATTAATAGCTCAGGTAATTATGTTTATTATGTCAATCTATCTTATAATATAAGAGCTTATAAAGTTCAGTTAATTTGTTCGTTAGTTCCTATAACTCTTCCAGTTGGCTGGACTAACCCGGGGTGGACTTTACCAACTGTGACAAGATGCCCTCAATTCCAAGTTCTAGATAATTATTTTGGAAAGTTAATTGGGTTTAATATTGGAACTTATCCAACAACAACAATTAGTAATTTTGATAAATTGAGTGATTATACGCCCCTTGGCTCAAATGTAAATTCGATCGTTATGAGATGTAATTTAGTGAGTAATAATGTGTGTTATCCGAGTGACATAATCGACGCTTTTGCGATATCGAATGCAACGTTTGGAGCTAATATTAATTATAGTAGTTCTTACGAAAAATGGGTCAAAATTCAAAGTGGAACCTATCAAACCCTTACTGTAACTATGCAAGATGAATCCTTTAATGATATCAAAATGAATGATAGCAATAGTGTTATTACTTTAATTATTAGAAATAAAAAATAAAAAATATCTAATATATATTATATACAATGAGATTTATGAAAATTAACCCAAAATATAACGGTGGTATGTTAAGAACTCGTGTTGGTTTAAAACCAATTTTACGCCGTATTTCTCGTGCTGTTAGTGGTTCTGGTTATGCATTACCTCCAACTCAAAAATTTAATCAACTTTCTATAAAACAAAAAAAACCTTTAGGTGTGAAACCTTTAAAATTTTTAATGTAATTTTACCATAATAAATTAGCTGACCAAAATGCTGGGCTATTTTTATTATTAATTACTGTTTCCCCTAATTTATTTTTAATTTTAGAATGTCTTTTATACCAATTATTTCTTTTTGTCTTGTTTTTGTGATCATAAAATGTAGAACCTGATTTCGAACCAAAATTTATTTTTTTAGCTTCATAAATCACATAGAATCTTTTATTTTTAATTTTACTTTCACCAAAGTCTGATGCACCGAGTTTTAATGCTTTATTATATAATTTATCCATTATATAATAATACATTTTTTAATTTAAATCTATTTTAATTAATTTTTCAATAGGTATAAAACAATAATAGTCTAATTCAACTCTCCCTCTATCAAAACGCCCGCCTTTCTTTACTTCAAATTTTTCATCTTTACAATATTTATAATAATAGTTACCATCAATATATTGAAATATAAAATAAACATCTTTTTCACATTTTTTACAGGCTAAAATTTTATTGTATCCAATCATTGTTGAAGGGTATTTATTATAATTATTTCGTCGTGTTTTTACTTCAAATAATGCAGTATCTCCTTCAAAATCAAATTTATTAAATCTAGATAACTTTTTTAATGTCGCTTGTTTAAAATAATCTTTGATATATTCTTCTGATTTGTTTTCTTGTTCTTTTCCAAAATCTTCATCAATTTTAAATTTGTCCATATTATATATATTTAGATATTAAATATTCTTAAACTAATTATTTTCTATTTAATTATAATGAATGTAGGATTTGACGGAATTACAAATTTAGAACGCGATTTATTATATACACTAAAACAAAACAAGAATTTAATATGTGCTTTATATTTGATTTTGGTATATATAATCATATGTATTAATTTAGATATATTTTTATTATATTATTATAATAATTAATGTTTTCTAACACATTTATATGTCTAAATTAACGCTATTAAATAGTTTAAAAGTATATCAATTAAAAGATATTATTAAACAACACATCGCAAAAAATCCAGAAATAAAATTAAAAACATCAGTATATAAACTTAATAAAATAGGTTTAATTGGTGTTATTAAAAGTAAAAAAATAAATATTGATAATTATCCAAATTATCCAAAATCATCACCAAGTAGTAAAGCTAATACAAATATATTAAAAAAATATGGTAAATCACAATATAATAAAGAAGACCAAAAAACATTTTTAATTAAAGAAGAAGAAAATAAAAATATGGCATTAATTGCTAGAAAAGTAAAAAGAAATCAAGATAAAGAACCTATAACTTTACAAAAACACCAGGTTGCATTTATAAAACAATTTATTTATAGTAATCTTAACGGTGCTGTGATGTTTCACGGTGTTGGATCAGGTAAAACACTAACGGCTGTTGTTTGCGCGTATTGGTATTTGAAACTATATCCAAATAATAGAGTAATATGTATTAGCCCTAGCGCATTGTTATTTAATTTTATTGAAGGTATGAGACAGTTTGGCGTTCCGATTAGGGATAATAGATATATGTTTACAACGTATGAAAAATATGCTAGAATGAGTGAAGAAAATAAAAATGCAAAAGATTGTTTATTAATTGTTGATGAAGCCCATAATTTAAGAACTGAAATTAAAACATCTGTTATTACTGACCCAGAGGACCCAAAAAGAATAAAAAGGCGTGAACCTTTAACAAATAAAAGAGGGTTTAATGTTTTAGAATATGGCGCATTAAATGCTGATAAAGTTTTATTATTAACGGGGACAGCTTTTGTAAATTCAATATATGATATTGAGAATTTAATAGCAATGGTTGATAAAAGACAACCACTTTTAAAATCAACATTTGCTACTAATGTAATGTCATCGCCTAGTGTTATAACTGATTATTTTTCTTATAGAATATCTTATGTTCCACCAGTTTCTAATGATAATGAATTTTTTCCAAAAAAAATAGAGCATTTAATACCTTTAATAATGACAGAGAAACAGTCAAAAAATTATAATACTCAAAAATCAGGTAAAAACCCATTTTTTATACAAGAAAGACTGGTTAATAATACAGGTTTTGAGGATGAATTAAATAAAAAAATTGTATGGTGTATTGATGAAATTATAAAAAAATCTAAACAAAAATTTATTATTTATACTGGTATGTATGATACTGGTATTAAATTATTGGAAGATGCATTAAGAAAGAAAGATATAGAATTTACACGTATTACTGGAAAAGAAACAGCACGAAAAAAAGAAGAAAATAAACTGCTATATAATTCATATGATATTATAAATAATGTAGGTTGTAGAGTTTTATTGATATCAAAAGCTGGAGCTGAGGGTGTTGATACAAAAAATAGCCAAAATATAATATTATTAGATCATCAATGGAATGATGCATTATCTGAACAAATTATAGCTAGAGCTATTAGATATAAATCACACCACGCCTTTACTGATGTTAATGAACGATATGTAAATGTATATAGATTATTTTCAATTTTTAAGGAGGATGAAGAATTATTTAATAGAGTTAATAGTAAAAAAGTTAATTTCATTCAATTAAATAGTGAAATTAAGGAATCAGTTAGAGAAGAAGCTAGATTAAGAAAAAAAGAAAATCAAGAATTTTTACCAACTGTTAAATTAATGAAAACATTAAAGGAAGGTGATTCAGATAAATTATTTGTTCCTGAGGTTGATGAATTTCCTGAATTAACAAGGAAAGGAACTTTTAGAGCAAGGAAAGAGAATTGGAAATTTGATGAATCACGAGTACGTAGAGGATGGGCAAGTTATTATGAATTAATTATAAAAGACCCAGTAAAAAATACGTCATATGCTGACAAGGATAAGAGACAAAAATGGCTTATTACAAATTACGCTAAATGGTGGTCATTATTTGGACCAAAAGAAAAAAATACATCAACAGCATCAGTTGATTTACGTTTATATATATTATGTCAAGCTAAACTAGCAAATATTAAAGAGTTTATAACTTATTTTGGAAACAATATTATATTTACATTTGAACAATATGAAAGTAAATGGAGAAAAAAAATAGAAGAAGAAAAAATAAAATTAGGTAAAGATGGTTTAACAGATGAAGAAGAAAATAAAATATATATTAATTTATTTAAAAATAAAAAATCAGATATACAAAAAAGATTTTTTCAAAATAGAAAAAGAACAACAAAGGAACAATTACAACAATATTTTACTAATCCAGAAATCGCTAAACAATTAATAAAAGAATCAAATATAGCAACTAGAACAGACGAAAAAATACGTATATTAGAACCAACCGCTGGAGATGGTTCATTAGTTAATGCTTTATTAGATTATAAAAAGGTAAATTTTCAAATTGATATGATGGAATTAGATGAAGATAATAAAAAAATTAAAATCATTAAAAGGTGATGGTATTTTAAATTTATTTGAACACCGCAATTTCCTTACTCATACAAGTGGTGAATTATATGATTATATTTTTATGAATCCACCATTTCATTTAAGAAAAAATGAAAACGGATTAATAAAAGATACATATGATTATGATTTTGTTTTACGTGCTTATGCAATGTTGAAACCAGGTGGACATTTACACGGTATAATTGGTAATAGTTGGATTATGAATACCGTTAGAGGTTCAACTGATATTCGTCCTGATGATAATCTTTTATTAAAAAATCTTAAAGATATTACTAAATTTACAAAACAAAAGGACGCCGTTAAATTTTCAAATGTTCAAGTTAGTAATACTTATTTTATACATATAAAAAAACAACCATTCGGAATATATACAGATACTAATAATCGTATATTAAATACAAAATATTATATAATACAACCAGATATAACAATAGGTCAAGATATTGAAGACGGTGAAAAATCATTAAAAGATTTATTACCTGAAAAAACTGAAAAAATTAATTATGTTGAAGCACCACCTGAAAAACCTAAAGAAGAACCTAAAAAAGATTTGAATAATGAAATATTAAATATAGTAATTACTAACAAATCTATTATTGGAAAAGTATTAGCGAAAATGAATTTTAAAGGTAGAATAGAAAATAATGTTATTAATTTAGCTAGTCAAATTAATCGAAATTTTAAAACTGATAAAGAAAAACAAGATTTTATTGATGCTGTTAATTTGTATAAAAAAAGACAACAATCAGAAAGAGGAGGAGGGCTACCGTCTAATTTAAAAATTGCTAAAGCGTTGATATTAGGACGTAATGATTATCCACCTAAAGTTCGTTCTATATTAAAAAAATATGGTAATGAAAAAATAGTATCATATAAAATAAAAAGAACGCCGGTATCATCATTAATTACAAGTGCTTTATCAGCCGTATCATTAGGTGAATTTGGCAAAAGACTTAAAAATAGCGACTATGATGAGTTATTTCATTTATTTCTAGAGATGACAACTCAAAGCGGGAAGAGAATATCAGTAGAGAAAAATGCAGTTATCAATATGGATATAATGCCAGCAATAAGACCAAATGAAGAAGTTGAAAATATAACATCTAATATACCTAGCGAACTTACTATTAATTCGTTAATGAATAATACTAGAAAAAGAATGGGTGAATCTAATTTTTTTAATTATAATTCAAAATCAAATAATTGCCAAGATTTTATTTTAAATATCTTAAAATCTAATAATATAGGGGATAATTCAGATATAGTATTTGTTAAGCAAGATACAGATTTTCTTTTTAAAAATTTACCAATTTTACAAAAAATAGCAAATGCCACAACATCACTCGGTGCAAAGGTTGATGTTATTACGTTTGGTGCTGGTTCTAAAAAGATAAAAAAATAATTACAAAACCTGAAACCAATTTTTTATATTTTTTCAATCTTATATAAATTAAAATCTAGACTCCACAGTTTTGATTTTTATTTATGATTTTTTCGGATGGTTCGTTTTTTG